TATGCACGCTCAGAAACTGAGTATCTCTGGAATCTATTTCCCACCGCATACGGAGAGAAAACCACCTATGCGGAAGCAGTCGAGTCTGGTACCAAACCACACTGGCCACCAGTTGACGAACTACGAGACTGGGCTTCAAGAGTTCTCTATCTTGCTCGTCCTGAGGCGAGTTTGGCAGCCTACTTCATTGGTAGGAAGATTTCCAAGGTAGGAACTCGGCCTCGTCACATGTTCCGGGACGGTCTAGCACAATTTAAGGCCGAAGGTATTTTTGAAAAGAACATTGAGGCAGCAGCAGATCTGGCCATTAAGAAAGCCGCGGTAGACACTCCTTGGTGGGCTGCATTTTGAAAATAAGACTTATGTCCATAGAATTCATCATCTTTTATACTCAGCCCTCGATCCTGCCCCTCTACGGAGCTAATTCGAAAGGTATTTCTAATGAGCCTTAGCCTTATCAGAGATGAAATCAAATCAATTGTTCTGGGAGTCTCAGGAGTTGGCACCAAAGTCCACGATTATGAGCGCTACGCCAAAACCTGGGAGGATTACCTTGCATTCTTCAAAAGTGACGGATTGATTAAAGGCTGGACAATTACTCGCACTTCAACGCCAGAGGCAAAATCAACCACGACCTCCAACATGAGAACACACACTTTCTTGATCCGAGGCTACTACTCACTAGACGACAGTGCCGCTACCGAAAAGACATTCCAGGATCTTATCGAAGACATCGCAGCAGCGTTCAGAACTAAACCCACGCTGAATGGCAAAGCCTTTGACTCCGATCCGCTCCAAGTTGCCATGGTAGGCATGGTAATGTTTGGTTCCGTCCTTTGTCACTTTTGCGAGTTAAGGTTACTCGTACAGGAGGAAGAGCAATGGCGCTAATAAAAATAGTCTGGGGGAACCAGCCCCGAGAAGTTCCCGGCCTTGGTTTCATTGTAGCAAACCAAGAAACCTCAGTGAAGGAAAAACTAGCTAAACAATTCATCAGACAGGGTTTCGCCAGAGCCAAAAAGAAACCCAGGAGAAAAAGGAAATGAAGAAGAACTCAAAAGATTGGTTAGGCATCACAGGTCAGTGGCTCGGGGTAGGTTTATTCGCCTTTGTTATCTTCAAATACATCCAAGTCTCGGCGCCCTGGCAATACACGGTGCCTCTCATTGCAGGCTGGTGTTTTGCCATCGCCACTAAAATCAGGAGGAAATAATGAGTCCACTAGGTCAAGGTTCTCACATCGGTTTAGGTAAAGAAACCATCTGGGGCACTCCTCAGGGAGCCTCAGACTATATCAAGTTTTCGTCTGAAAGTCTGACTCTAGCTATTGAAGAACTCATCTCGACATCCTTGGCTGTCAAAAGAGACGAGCCAGATAGCTTTGAGGGCTTTGGCACCATCGCCGGCCCTACAGTTCACGAAGTCCACCCCGACGCTCTAGGTTATCTTCTGCGAGGCTGGTTTGGTAAGGTCTTATCCTCGGAGCTTGTCGCAGCGGAGGCTTACAAGCACGCGTTCACCCCTGGCAAAGACAAGGAAGCAAAAGGTACGGCCGACTCTGGATCCGAGACTACTCTAGTCGATGCAGATTTAGTCTCAGTTGATGACGAGTTCAACGGCTGCTGGCTGCACATCATCTCAGGCACCAACGCAGGCCTCTGGCGCATAATCACCGACTCAGAAGCCTCTTCCAACACCATTACCGTTTCTCCGGCGTTTCCTTTAGCCATTGACAACACCAGCGTTTACGAAATCAGAAACGGTCCTGAGAACTGCATCCTTCCACCATACACGCTAGAGATCCACCGAGATCTGCCTGCAAAAGCCTTTCAATTTGCTGGCTGCGTTCCCAATTCGCTGGCTTTCTCGTTCGGAGTGGCAGCAAAGATTCTTTCCCTCACAGCATCCTGGTTAGGAAAAGACGTCGCTCTCATCGATCCCACAAGCCCTAGCTTTGAATCCACCGAGCCTTTCAGGTGGAACCAGGCAATTCTCTTGGTTGGCATCCACGACTCCGGAACCTCCACGAATGGAGTGAGCAACACAACTACCCAACTCAACGACACCGGCAAAACCTGGGTGGAGGATGCGCTAATCGGAAAGTACATTAGAATGACTTCCGGCACCTGCCAGGATCAAATTCGAAAGGTCACCGATAACGACGTAACCTCAGTTACATTCGCCCCGGCCATGTCCGCAGCTCCAGCAGAAGACAAGTATGAAATCTGGAACGAGGACAATCTTATCGAAACGCTCTCACTCACCCTCTCCAACGGTCTCGTTGGCATTCCTTTGTTAAACAATACCAAACGAATAGCCAAAATCGTTGGTGATGCTTACAGATCCGGCACCATTGCTCCAACTCTTCACGTTGAATCCAAAACTGACTGGGAAACTTACTTCATGGGCTGGGCTACAAAACCCTGGCTGGTCCTCTTTCGAGGAGCAGTCTTGTCAGGAGCTTATTACACCGAACTTCAGTTTCACCTGCCCAAGGTTCTCTTCACGGCCTATCCCTTGAGCGTAGCAGGTCCAGGCAGACTAACGGTCGGAGCCACGGGCAAGATTAAGTATGATTCAACGACCGCTCATCAATACTTAGCCAAAGTTGTTCTTTTTAATGCCAAACAGAGCTACGCCTAAGTAGCCTATGTTTCAGCATTCCAAAGCGGGGAAGGAAGGCGACGCAAGAAGCCTCTCGCTAGTGATCCTTCTCCGCTATTTTTTTTCAGGAGGTAAGTTATGCCAGAACTATCAATTCTGATGAGACTCAAAGATGAGGTTACGACCAAACTCAAGGAGGTTATCACCTTCTTCGAGTCACTCACAGGCAAAACTAAAGAACTAGCCAAAACACAGGACGAAGCTGCCGCAAAAACAGTAGCGCATACGCAAGAGATCCAGCGCCTACAAGAAACAGCCGAAGAGTACGGCAGAATTCAGACAGACATAATGGAAGCCGTTGCCATCCTAGAGGAGGGAATCACCGAAAAGACAGAAGAGCACCAGAAGGCAATAAAGGTGCTAACAGACATAGCGGGGGAGTGCGGCGCACGACAGACAGACATCCTGGAAGATATCGTCGATATGGAGGAAGAGGCCACCATAAAGACGAAAGAGCACAAGGAAAAAATCAAAGACCTAGGCAAGGTCAGTGAAGAGACGGGCCAGGAAATGGTCGCCGCTTCCCAGGACACTGCCGACCAAATTGCAAAAATCCAGAGTTATCTAACTTCTGTTTCAAAGGAAGAAAATGCAAAGAGGCTTCAAGACTGGAATGGTTTTCTTGGTTCGACGCTCGATCTTACGTATGAGACTTATGAAGATTTGACCGAAGCCCTTGGCGAGCTGACTGTCAAAGATAGAGAGAAACTTAGATCCAAATTCAGAGACTGGAAACGCACCCTCGATTCCATCACCGAAGAAGAAAAAGAGTTCTACCGCAAAGCCAAGGGTTACATGGGCGACTTTCGAGACATGACCAAAGAGGAGCTGGAAAACGTCAAAGAACTCTGGGAAGAGAACATCGCAAAATACGAGGAAATCTGGGACGGTTTCACCCAATCAGTCAGGTCCTCCTTCTCTGACCTTTTCGTTGACTTTATGGATGGTACCAAGAAATCCCAGGACATCTGGCAGGACTTCTGCGACAGCATGGTTAAATCCTTCAAGAAAGCCGTCGCTGATAGTTTAGCCGAGAAAATGGGCCTCGACAAAATTTTTGAAGGCAACATCTTAAACTGGGGCAATCTATTCACAGGACTTGGCAATTTGATAGAGGGCGTATTTGGCGGTATGGGCAAGGCACTTAGCGGGTTCACCACGCAAGGCACTTCCGCTTTTGGGACCTTGGGTAATGTCGTTGGAGTGTTTGGCAAAACCCTTTCTGGTCTTGTCAAGTCAGGTGGCCCCCTAGCCCTTGTGCTAGCCGGCATGGAAGCGTTAACCAGGTTGGTTTCTGGCAAAAGTTTCATCGGAGGCTTTCTCGGTGGACCAATGGAAAGTGAATACAGTATTGAACATCGTGAAAGAATTGAAAAGAAACAATCTGAAATGGAAAAAGAGTTTCAGGGACGCCTTTACAGTGGATATTCTAGTTGGTTAGGGGGCAGAGAAAATACTTTTGAAGCCTGGCAGGAATGGTTACTGTGGCTTACCAATGATATTCGGAAAAGTCACGGCTGGGCAACCGTGCCAACAGGAAGCGTTCCAGGCTTTGGAGGAGGGCCCTACGGATGGCAAGGTTTAAAAGAAGGAGCAGCTTTCCTGGAAGGCATAAAGTTACTCCAAGGGGGAGCAGTATTCAACAAACCTACTTTCTTTAGGGCTATTGCCGGCGAAGGCGGAGAACCCGAATTTCTAAGCCCCGAGAGTCTGCTGCGAAAAGTCGTTCGGGAAGAGATTCAAAGAGTCCCTTCCACATACAATCTTGGTCCCATCAACGTTCAATTCCCTAACGTCACTAGCTTTCAAGACTGGCTTAATGCCGATCCCGGAACCATCAAAGCCATATTTGATAGGAAGATCTATCCAGCCATGAAAATGAGTGCAAGAGAGGGCCGCATTTCGAAAGAAGCGCTCCTAATGTAATAAGACAACGGCTAAGGAGGTAGTCCTTACATGAGCTACGCAATGAAGTTGGTTAAGGACGCCACTACCATAGAATTTGACCCGGCACGGGGCTACATTGCTCCTGCTATCCTTGACGTCTCTCATCACCGTGCAGCCTCAGGCAAAGGCTTGTCCTATAAGTGGTGGAAGAAACTTCGCTGGGAGGTCCCGCTGGATCGCATCGCTAAAGCTATGGCTGAACAATTCAACTCCTGGTGGGAGACTTTAACCCCACTAGCCTATACGCCCGACCAAATTAATGCCCCGGCCACTACTTACACGGTGCTACTTAAAAACGCCACAGCACCCTTAGCCGAGATGCAGTCGCCCACGTTCGCAATCCACTACACGGGCACTTTAATTTTGGAGGAAATCTAAATGGCAGACTGGCCAAGTATCACCGATGATGACGGGTCCGCCTTAACCGGCACACCATTCAACCTGGCATTTTTCGATTTAATCAAAGCTTTCATTCAGGCTGGAAGTCACCAGTCAGGGTTGGACGCTAACAAACCCGCAGAATGCAGCCCTGGAGATGTTTACCACGCAACCGATACAGAGACATACTATGTCTGTTTTGTTGCCAATACATGGTCTGGAGTTGGTGGTGGAGCTGCAGACCCAGATCAGGTCAGGCTTCCTGACCCCGAAGAAGAAGATTTTACCACCCCGTCTTCTGTTACGGCTAGCAGCGAGTCAGGCGGTTCTATTCTAAACCAAACTCAGCAAGACACTTACCAAAACATATATGGTGGTTGGTACACCAGACTAAGTCAAAAAATCACTCTTACCGGGAAAAATCTTAAATACGTTCGCTTCTATCTCAAAAGAAGCGGTTCACCTACGGGCACCCTTTATGTCAGAGTCCGAAAGACCAGCGATGATAGCATTATAGAAACCTCTTCTACGACACTCGACGTTTCCACCCTAACTACTTCGTATGAATGGAAAGAATTTGCGCTAACCTGTGCGCCAAGCGAAGAAGTTCGAATCAGCGCTGAGTTTTCAGGAGGAAGTGCTGGGAAGGAGGTATACGTAGGGATTTCTGGCAGCGATGTATGTAGCGGCATGGCTTCTGCATACTCAGCCGGAGAGGAGTGGATTGATTTAGAGATCAACGACGCAACCATTATTCTGTATGCTGCAGGTGCGGCAAGTGATTCTATAGATGATGATATAGCTACCTTTTGGGTCCCTGACCCACCTGATGAGGCCGGAGCGTGGCTGAAATTAAACCTCGGCAGTGTGAAGTACACTGGCGGTTGCAGAATATACTGGGGAAGTGAAGCTGCTTACAGACCGACTGAGTACAAAATCTACACCAGCCCGGATGATTCAACCTGGACCGAAGTCATACATGAAACTCAGGCAGCTCCAGCCTCCGCCTGGAAGATCTATCAATGGTATATTCAAAAAGCTCAATACATCAAAATGGTAGTCACAACCCACGGTGCGTCAGGAACTAAAGTCTATGAGGCTGACGAATACTCTTCAGACCAGGACGGCGTTATATTAACTCACGGACACGGAGGCCTAAGTTGATCCAAGTTTCAGATTGGTTCAAAACCTGGATGGAAAAGCAGACCCTCAATCTCTTGAGGAAATTTACCTATGATAACATCCACGAAACAGAGAGAATCGAGGCATTTGGCTCTATAAACAGGGCATCGGACTCGATTGTCTCCGGTGGGACGTCCTTAGCCCTCATCAATGCAGACAAACACTGGAATAAATTTCTCAGCGATAAATCAAATCTAAGGCGCGAAGCAAAGATACAACTTGCCATCGGTGTTCCGAACACACCAGCAAGGTCAGGCATTGCCAGGTCTGGCGCCACACTTTCCAATCTGCTGTCCTACACTCAAATAGCGGGAAACGAAGAATGGCTCGATATCCTCACCGGTTGGGGAGACGACCCAGAATTCCCTGAGGCTACCGTCTTCCTTCCTATTCGCGATAAGTTCGCCCGACTTTTAGAGAAAGAGTTAGGCAGCGACGAGGTTCCTCTCAACTATTACTCGAGCGCTTACAATCCCGCTGACCTAACTTGGGATATCCTAACCACCCACGGCGGCTTAGACGCCACCGCAAGCACCGCCAACACCGACATCGACTACATCACCTGGTCAACATGGAAAACAGCCTGCGCCACAGCCAACCTCTCGCTCAAAGCTAGATTTACCGGCCAGTCCATCAGAGAAGCTCTTGAGCGCATCAGAGACCTAACCAACAGCGACATCTATCAAGCAGGTAATGGCATAATCAAATTCTTTCGGTTCACCCAAGGCGCCCCTCCCGCTGAGTCATGTTTATTCAACACCGACAAATTCAAGGACTTTTCTGTAAAACCGGACTCCTCCAAGATCCTCAACCATCTGACTGTCCATTATGGTTACACTATCCCACCGGAGCTCGTCACCAACGGCACTATGGAAGCAGTTGATAGCTGGTCAAATAAAGGTTCACCTCCAACCAATGCAAGGTCAAGTGAGCAGATAAGAAATGGTTCTTACTCAAGAAAAATCAGCACAGATGAGATTTATCAAGGAGCCTACCAAGACATACCCACAGTAGTAGGCAAGACATACAAAGTATCGGCCTGGTTTTATGTCTCGCAAGGCGATGCCATACTAGGGCTAGGCTCAGTTGCCGAGCATTACGGATTCGCTGGCAAAGGCGCTACAGAATACAGCTCTGGTGATGATAGGTTAGTTCTTTGCCACGGTAGCAATATCTATCCGCCACGCGACGGTACCCTTCACTCAATTGTCCTCTATATTAAAGCAAATGGCTACAGTTCCAAAGTCAAATGCGCATTATACCAATGGACAGGTGCTCAATTTGAACTGGTAACTAACGGAACAACTGAGGAGCACACAATTCCATCTGATTTCGAGGGCTGGAAGGAATTTGTATTCTCCACCTAGCGTTTTATCAAGCAATTATTACTACCTTACTTACTGGAATGATTCCGCCGGTATGAAACGATACCAGGAAACCGGGGTAGGATGGTACGATTACTACAACTCGGTTTACAATTCCTGGCCCGACCCCTTTGGTCCCTCCTCCGGCCACGAATCTGACAAAATATCAATATTTGCCAAGTACGAGCTCAATTCGGACGTAATTTTATCCAGTCCCACATCAGAGGGCGCTTGGGTCCAACGCACGATAACTTTCACAGCTACTAACACGACTACTCGCATCTTCTTCGAAGCGGCATCCATTCACAACTCAATCTTTTATGTAGATGATGTATCGGTGAAAGAAGATTACTCACCCTTCTGGACGGCCAGCTACCTCAAAGAAGACGCAGCGTCTCAGCAGCCACCACCAAATGGGTTCGGGTTATGCTCGGAAGTGGTTGATGGCACTGTGGTCTGGCACGCAACGCTTGCCAGCGCCACCAGCTATGCGGACCGCCGCATCCAGATCTTCAAGGGTCCTCTTGAGGTTATTACTTTTACTTCGTTCATGATGGGCATGATCACCGAGATAGGCGATATCATCCGCGTTACAAACGCATTCTTCAGCTACACCAACAAATACTTCAGAGTTCACAAAATCACCGCCTTAAATCTAGCCAATGCCACGATCTCATTCGAGGCCGCAGACTTTAAAGATATAACACCATAAAAGGAGATAAAACGATGTTCAAAGAGAGGCAGGTCCATTTACCACCATATAGAGTAGACAAGGTACCAAGGATACTTGTAGATGAAGAGCTAAGTAACTGGGGTATAAGGAAGATGGAGATTGAGAAAATATGGGCAAAAGGTATCACGGGAGAGGGAGTTAAAGTAGCTGTGCTTGATACGGGTTGTAATCACAGAGACATCAAGATGGAGAAGTTTGTGAATTTTACCGATGACGAGGATGAGGATAAATGTGGACACGGAACCTGGGTCGCAGGGGAAATTGGAGCTAATGGAAGATTCAAGGGAATTGCACCTGGTTGTAAGCTGTATATAGCGAAGGTTTTAGGGAATGACGGAAGCGGTGAGTGGAGCTGGCTGGAAAAAGGACTGAAATGGGCACTCCAGGAAGGATGTGAAGTGATAAATATATCGGCTGGAGGGGATGTGGATAACGAATTTCGAGAAAGAATGAAACCGATCCTAAGAGAATTAGCTGATAAGGGAAAGATTGTTGTCTGTGCTGCAGGTAATGAGAAAGGTTTGTTGATATTCCCTGCGGATAATCTTCATACTCTTGCAGTGGGCGCGACAGATGAGAAAGGAGAGAAAGCCGCATTTAGTAATTTCGGGCCACGCTTAGTAGTTATGGCCCCTGGGGTGAGTCTCTTGGGATGTTGGTTAGATAATGGGTATGCAAAACTATCAGGGACGAGTATGGCTTGTCCTGCTACGTCTGGTGTTCTTACGCTCGAAGAGGAAAAACATCAGTTGACCCTAACGGAAGCTATTTTCAGATTCGTATTGACATCTGAGGACATTGGAAAAGTTGGTTGGCAGCCGGATAGCGGATGGGGCTCAATTGCTGCGCAGAAATTTTTGTTATTGGAAAAAACCAGTAAAAAGCTAACAATAGACTGGTTTGTTACTTTAGCCAGTTTTATTATAGCTTATTACGTTGGGGATGAGGAATATCGAGCTAAGGAGATAAAATAATGAAGAAGGGATGGTTTTTTTTAACAGCGGTTTTACTGACCATTGGTTTAACGACGGAGAGTGTATGGGCAGGAGAGCTAACTGATAAGCAGAAGATAAGACGAGAACCGGTGAATGTTATTCGCTACGTTGGCGAAGTAGGTCTGCCAATGCTAACTCGATTACTCAAGACTGGAAAGCCTACAGCCATGTGGAGTAAGGAAAATCCGAAGGGAGTGGGAGGACTAGGCATTACATTGATAGAAGGTTTTCTTCATAAGAACCTGGATTTAGTCGGCGGAGGGATAATGGAGAAAGAGGAACTACGTTATACGTTCTGGGGTATTGAAGCTAAATTGTCTTTGAAGGGTAAGTTAGGAAAAGTGCTGTCAAAATTCAGACCTGGGGTTTATTGGTCTGAGGACGACTGGTTGTTTGGGGTTTCATTGGCTTTAACAGGGTTATCAAGTCAGCCGGTGGACTAATGGTCTCGCGGCAAAAGCAAATTCTCAAAATAAGGAGGTAAGAAGAATGGGAAACATCTGGACCTACGTAATTCCACTGATAGTGGTCCTCGTCGTAGGATTCCTAGCAGGAAAGCGCGCACTATTTAGCGTCTTCCTCAAGGAATTGGGAGAAGCTATACTCGAAACTTCCACCTACATTATGATCGACAACCCCACTCAAGACGACACGGACAGATTCAAGAAGGAGTGGCACGACGTACTCAAAGCAGGCGGGCCACTCATTAACAAGTTGCTCAACCAAGCAAGGAGACTTAGACAATAAGTGGAGGGGTTTTCTTGGATATCCTGCTGCCAAAACAGTAAAAGTGGAGGGATCTCCTTCTGGCCAGCGCCATTTTTTCGCCCAAAGTGGAGGGGATCCTTCCATTCTCTTTGAGGATCCTTCCGTAAAGTGGAGCACTGCCCCCAAAAATTTTTACCACGGTTAGGCAGCCACACCATTCAAACTATCATTATTCCAACTGGGACGGCGTTTTTCCTTTCACTTCCTGCTACCAGTCTCCTCTTTTTTTTAAAACCACTTCTTTTTTTTATAGGGGTATGCACTTGACACCCCCAATTTCACATACCTTGATGTCCTGAATTTCATATCAGAATTACGCACTTAACAAACTCAAATAGTGTGCTATACTTAAGGCTACCTGGTGCCGGCATTTACCTGTTATTCGTAGCAACTGCATACGGACAGATGCAGCTCTACTGCGAACAACAAGGAGGTGAAACCTATGTCTAACATAAGTCTCATCAAGGCCAGAATCCGTGCGAAAGCGCGGGCACTCCAGTTTCGGCTGGAGCAAAAAGCCAAACACCAAGCACAACTCATTGAGCTTAGGCTCAGAGCTCGTGTGAGGAAGTAGCTTTTTCTGACCAAGTCGGCACCAGGACAAACTATTTCTATAAATAGGAGAATTAAATGGTCAAAAATAGTAATAAACAGCCAAACTCAGAAGAAGAACCGAAGATTCCACCCCCAAACCCTGATTATTACCATGTTGTACGGAAAGGTGAAACCGTCAAAAAAGTCACGAAAAAATCCGGCTAAGTCCCACCAACACCAGACCTAGTGATAGTATATAGGTACAAATGTCGAATAGACGGGCCTTGCGGTCTATCTGCTTCTCATTCAGCCAGATGGCGCCTAAATTTTCACCGTGCATGTCTGCACCCTCTGTTTGAGGCACTCCACCAAGGTTTCCAACTGACTGCCTATATATGTCTTCAATTTCCTTACCTTCATTCAGGTCTCTAATCACAGCTTGAGGATTCGGACTAAGATGCCAATTCTGTGTTCTATACGCCTTAAACAGCAAAAAGAGTGAAACAATGAGCAAAGAGAGACCCATAGAGAACAGAATGGTATTAACGTGTGGATAAATCTGGAGAGTGAGGACAAAAAGTAACGCGTTGAATCCCGCAACTATGCTAATCTTTGTGTCGATATTGTCTGCATTTCTTAGTTGTTCAGATAAGTCTTCTCTAAGCATTTGGTGTACAGCAGATAATGTTTCTTTTGTCATTGAATTACCTCTATGATTGGGGGTGTCAAGTGCATACCCCTATTTTTTTATTTATCAATCTCCTCCACTCTTACCTTCCTTTTTCTGCCAATCAAAGATTCCCTTTACCTCGTCCCTCTTCACAAAGCAAACAACGTTATGAAGAACCACAGTCCT